ACCAGCCTCTTATAGTGTTGCCTCGAAGCCAATAACGGCAGTAACTAGCAATACCTTCACTGTAGGCGAGATGCCGCTGAGTATTGGAGCAATGACTCAAGGCGGAGCGGCAAAGGCAACAGGCAACGACTATATTGTTCGTAGGTTTGGCATCGAACTATTCCGCGGTTTTGCTAACGATACCGTAACTGTCGAATATCAGGCTGGCTTAGATGGTGAGGAAATACCGTTTTTTAAATTGTTAATTCTTCGTGCCGCAACACGAGAAATGCAAAACATGCACGACGATGTCGTGGGTGTCAAAGATTTAAATACACGTAATATTTCCCCGCTGGACACTGGATTCACGGATAGAGAGTTGGCCTCTGTCAAGAAATACCGCCGGGTGCGAGTAGCGTAATGGCGGGTGACCAGTTAGTTCAAATTAAACCAACATTCGACGTTGATGATTTAGTGGATTCCGTCGAGGATATGCGCAAGAGGGCAAGAGACTTTCTTCCTGTATTTAAAAAAATTCAAGCAGAATTAGAAGAAGTTTGGGCAAATAATTTTATGACTAATGGCCTCCCCTCTGGAGGCTGGGCCCCACTAGACCCGGGGTATGCGGCTTGGAAGTCTGTTCATTTTCCAGGTATGCCCCCCATGATTAGAAGTGGAAAATTGTTTAGTAGTTTAGGTAATTTGCGCGGTGCGCCAAACGTTATTAGAAATAGAAGTGCCTCATTTGGAACACCTGTCAAATATGCAGAATTCCACCAATATGGAACAACGAGAATGCCTATGCGTAGAGTTGTTTTTGAACCCCTTGGCTCAAGTAAAGTCTGGGCGGGATGGGCTGCCGACCATATGGCAAATGGTAGTAGGTAGGATTTTTTATGACTATTGATTTAATGCATGGGCCGCATTTTGCTAAGTCCTATATTAATAACTTTCTATCTTCTGATGTCCCCATAAGAATTGTTGACTATAGGAATGGTTGGGGTGTCGACGACAGAACCCTCCCTACCCCCGTTGCGTACTATGCTTATGAGCCGTTAGCAATGGATGACTGGCCCACCATTATTACAGTAGTAATTTCAACTACGGGGTTCGAGCGTATTGGCTGGGATAGAATTCATCCAATTTATAGAGTTTCCTACAGTATGCGTACTTATATTTGGACGCGAACTGAGGGCCCAGAAGAAACGACAATCATGCGGGATAGGCTGTCTACCGTTATCCGCTCATCGCTCATGGACCATCCAGCATTGGACGCACTTGACCCTCGTCAAACATTCCGTGTAGTTATCGATGAAGGCTCCATTAGGGAAGAATACTCGGACTTAACCCTCCTTAAGGGCGACAGGGTTCTTGCCGGAGCATATGTTTCGTACGATTTGCATATAGATGAGATTATTATGAGAGAGCCTAAGGGGATTGTTTCTGAGATTAATTTCGCGACTCAATCGGTAGGGCCTCTAGAAAATCTGCCATATACGACATAGTCCGTATTTAAGTAATAATTTGTTTCTCTATTTAAAATAAGGAAGATTAGGTATAATACTCTTATGGAAAAAAAATACTTTATCGAGAATCCCCATAACAAAGATTTTGAATCTTATGTCAATGATGGATATTTCATTGTCCAAAACAATAAAAAGACACTTTTGCGACTTCCTCCAGAAGGATTTACCATCCTGCCATCTGGCTATGGTGCAATTAGTGAAATTAACGAAGAAGTGGCAAATCTTATTGAAGGTGGCAAGATTTCCATCTTTTTGCAACCAGAAAGTAAGCAAAAAGCCGAAGAGAGTAAAAAGTTAAACAAAAAGTCTGCAAAAATTGAAGACAAAGAAACAATTGCAGAACCTCAGTTAATTCAAGAACCTGTAATTGCCCAGGTCGAAGAAGAAGTTCATACTCCTTCTGAAGAAAATAAAATAGTTGAAACTGAACGAGACGAAGCATTAAACATTGTCTCAGAACCACAAAATTCTGATAGTCTATAATACAGTTCCGCTACGTTTAAAGCAGTTTGGATACAATATGGTTATCGAAAAATTCGATTTCCTTTAGCAAAATAGGAAGGTCCTATGCCTGGTGTACAGATTTCAACAGCGGTGCGAACCGGCCCCACATCAACTACGGTTCGCGAATCTTCGCAAGCGTTTTTCGTTGGCATAGCCCAGCGCGGACCGACTGATACCGCAACTAAGATTAACTCAATGGAAGAATATACGTTGAACTATGGCGACTATGTTGCTAATGGTTACCTATATTCAACCGTACAGTCATTCTTTGAAGAGGGTGGCTCACAATGCTATATTGCTCGTGCTATCAATACAGATGCGACCACTGGCTTTTTGGTTCTTTCGGATGCGGCACCCTATGGTGCCATAAGACTCGACGCCATTGGTGATGGTGCGTGGAGCGACAACCTCGATGCAGAAGTCGTTGCTGGTTCCATTTCTGGTTCTGTTATAGTCAAGATTTACTATGAAGATGTTTTAATTTTCTCTAGTGGCAATTGCACTACGAATAACCAAATTATTGGAAAAATTAATAGCAGCCTCATTGCTAGCAAGTACATAGTCGCTTCGGCCGGCAATGCACTAGCAGGACTCCCTGTAGTACTAGTCAAGACAGCCTTTGACGGCGGAGCCAACGGCACAACCCCGACTGCTACCGACTGCGTTACTGCTCTCTCCCTTTTCTTGGATTCATACGGCTCTGGCGCAGTAGCATGCCCAGAATACACTGGCTCGACATCAAGTGTTGGGACCGTTCCCACAGCACTTATCACACACGCCAATGCAAATAATCGTATCGCCATCTTACATACTGACGATGGTCTGACTGTCGGTAATGCTCAAGACTCAGCAGAATACATAACTGGCGCAATTACCGATAACCTCGAACATGCAGCAATCTACTACCCATGGGTATACGCTCCATCTGGAACCCCAGGCGTTAACCGCCTCATCCCACCGGACGGATACGCCGCAGGAGCACGTTCTCGTGCACATAATAATGTTGGTCAACACCAGCCAGGTGCAGGTATCACCTCTTCGGCACGATACATCAGTGGCTTAGAAGCAGAAATTGGTAAAACTGATTCTGAAACTCTAGACGAAGCCAAAGTTAACGTCATCCGCTTCATTAATAACAGCATCAGAATTTACGGTGCACGTTCATTGTCAGCCGATACCGATAACTTCCGCTACATCAACGCACAAGATGTCGTAAACCACGTTGTCGTTGAAGCAGAACGAGCACTCGAAGATATCCTCTTCAGTGTTATCGATGGACGCAACCGTATCTTCGCTGAGGTTGAAGCACGACTTATCGGAATCCTTGAGCCGCTTCGCCTCAACGGTGCCCTATATGAGGCTTTTGACCAGTACGGCAACCGAGTTGACTGGGGATACACCGTCAAGTGTGACCCTTCGTTGAACCCGCTGGCAAACTTGGCAAATGGTACCGTTACTGCACGCGTCGGACTTCGTGTCTCAAGTGTTGGAGACAGTATCGAAGTAAGTATCGTAAAATCTAACCTCACCACCTCGGTAGTCTGATAGGAGAGTCATATGGCACGCAAGGTATCTCAGAGGCAGATTCAGGCAGAAATCAAACCGGTCAGTTCCGCTGACCCGTCGTTTACTTCCTTTATCTTCCCACAAATTTCTGGTGGCGAAATTACCGCTTCAGTCGAGAAAATTTACGAAGGTGGGTCACGTTCACCAACTGTGCTATGTGCACCTTTTGAAATCGGTGACATTACGCTGACCGCTCACTACGATGACGGTGTCAGAGAGGCTTCATCTCTTGCTAAGAAGTTGCAGACGCTCCGCACCCTCGTTGGTCGTGCCTACTACGACATCAACGTCAAGGTTTACGACTGTGACATCGAAGTCAAGGGAACTGACCGTGTTTATTCGCAGGCTTTGCTTGTCGGCTTGACTGAACCTGATGGCGATTCGTCTTCTGGTGCACCAGCCACTTTTGCTCTTACTTTCGCAATCCAGAGCGTTTCACCGGATTCGAGCGGTACTAGCACTCTTGGTGCATAATAAATAACTTTTTTGTGAAAGTTACATTTTGATTGTTTGTCCTGTGCTAGTTTGCATCTTATGACAGAACAACTTTACTCAGAAGATACACCAGAATCGAAGAAGGCAGCCCCTAAGGGTGGCGCTAAGGAACTTACTGTTCTTGACCGTCTTCGTGAGACTATTACCAAGAAGATTGAACGCCCTGTAGTTCGTTTGGCTGTGCCGGAACGCCCTGGTGTGAGTTTGCGTATTAGTCCTAATATTACTCAGCAGCAGATGCGTGCATGGCGTCGCAATTCTGGTGAGGATACTAAGGCTGGTATGGATGCAACTAAGTTTGCTGCTTATGTTGTCGGCCATACGACTGTTGGTATCTTGTTCAATGATGAAGAGGTTTATGATGAGGCCGGACATGGTTTGAACTTTGCTTCTGATGTTATTTTGGATATGACTGACTCTATTCGCCCCGTCCCTGATGCTGTCATCGCCCTTTTTGGTATTGAACCGCATGTTGAGGCTGCTGCTTTGTCTATTCTTGACGCTGCAGGTTTTTCTGATTCGGTTGAGACTGAGGACCCTACGAAGGAGTCGTAGACGACCTCGTAGACGACTCTTACGTTATTTCTGCTGCCAGATTGGCAGAATTATGGCATGTTAATCCTCTTGAACTTTTAGATGTCAGCGACGCTGAATGGTCTATACTTATAGCAAGTGCTAGAGTAATAGCACAAGACCGAGAAGAGCAGGAACGTAAATCAAAGAGGGGTAAGTAGCCTTTTTCTCTTGTTTTACTAGGAGTCGTTATGGCATCAGCAGAACTTAATGTTGACATAGATGTCGATGGTGCATGGAAACTTAAAAAGTTAATCCACGACTTAAAAAAGGCTTCCAGGCAGGCTAAGGAAATAAAACTTGCTGATGTTGGTAAAGCCATGCAGGCAAGAACTAAGGCACTTGGGAAAGAATTAACTGACCAAACTAGAATTCATAAGAAACATTTTGACGACGTAGACAAAATGGTCGCTAAAACTGGCGGGATGATACATAAGGGTATCGGAATGGCGGCAAAGTTAGCCACTGTTCAAGTTGGTGCTCTTGGTGCCGCTCTAATGGTTGTTCATGCCGCATTTATTGCAGGTCAGGTTGCGATGAAAGCATGGAACTGGCTCATGAAGGCCGGTGCTGGCGCTATTGGTGCTCTCGCTACTGCTGCATCTATTGCTGCGGCGGCGATGAGAGAACATCAGGCGGCAATGTACGCCTACAAGGGTACAAACATGGGGGAATTCGGTAAGGGCATTAACCAAGTTCGAGTTCAAATGCGCATGATGCAAACAGATTCGCAGTTAGCAACGGTTGGTGCTGAAGGTTTGAATGCTGCTTTGGCAGAAATCTATAAGACTGGCAACTATAACGGCGGTACTCAGAAAATGCTGAAGTCCTTAATGGATTTTGGCTCTGCTGGCCAAGATGTTGCAAAGGGCGCTGCTGCTGCAGGAAAACTTATTGCGACAATGCAAGACCCTAAGGCAAATTTCAGTCAAATGAAGGAAGCAGCAAAGGCTCTAGGGCCAGCAATGGAGCAGGCTTTAACAAAATTAAATATAACTACCAAAGAAGGTCTTGCTAAGGCTATTAGCGACGGCAGTCTTGCTGCTGCCGGTGGAGTAACTGGACAATTCGATGCTGTTTCTGGGACTCTATTTAGTAAATTTAAAGCGTTCAAAACACAAGCGATTGCTTTGTTTGCTGACTTCGGTCAACCTTTGCTTGCTCCTGCCAAGAAAGCAATGGATGACATTCTTTTTTCTTTTAAGAGAACGTTTGTTCGTATTTCTGGAAGCCTTGCTTCTTTTAGTCAAGGTTCATTCTTTGATGGTCTAACCTCTGCGATTACAAAAATAGAAGATTTTTTTGTAAAGTTTGTTAATAACCATTTACCCAAAGCACAGGGCATGTTAAGTGATATGGGCAACTGGATGGAAAGATTCAAATCCGCTTGGGATATGGTTCTGAACAAATTACGTCCACTCATAGATGGTGCACGAGTTTTAGAAAAAATGTTTGGAAATATATTTAGAATTGTTGGCAAAGAATTAGCCGATGGTTTTGGGCATGTTAATGATTTGCTCGTAGCGAATCGAGATGATGTTGAAGCATTTGGTTCTAAAATTGGTAAACTTATTACCGTTTTGATGAAATATGGTAAAACTTTACGAGACATTTTCTTTGAAGCGTTGCCTTTTATTAACAAGATTATTGACGGCGTTACTGTTTTACTTGATGCAGTATTTTCGTTAACGGGCGCTATGCGTTCATTGTTTGGTGGTGGTTCATTTAGTTCTTTTCTGATGCTCGCTGGCGCTATCGCTGGTGGGCGTTCAATGAAGAAAACTATTGGCGGAACAATCTCTAAAGCAATACCAGTTCAAGATATTAAAGCCAACGTAGTCAATGTAAATGGCGGTGTTGTTAATGGCACTCCGATGCATGGTGTTACTGCAGGGGGTCAAACAACTGCGCGTGCTGTCGCTAATGCCAATGCTCTTGGTATGACTGGTAATGCTGGTTTGAACCCTGGCGCTACTTCTGGTAGTAGGTCTCAGCGTGGTGGCGTAGGGGCTCCTGGTAGCGGTATGAATGGGCCAAATAGTCCATTTGCGCAATATGCTGGCAATACTGGCGCTGCTGCTACTGCTGCTTCTGCTGGATTGGGCGGCAACGTTACCGGTAGTCTTGCAAAACGTAAAATTGGTTATACGCAAAGAAAAAACCGCAACGCTGGAATAGCAGCAGCAAAACAAGTACAAGCGACTCGCGCTGAACTTCTTGGGTTGCAAAATGGAACAATAACTCCAAAAACACATGCTCAGTGGGCTATGCAAGATAAGCAGTTTGTATATGGCGCAGATGGGGCTTTGCAATATGACGATAAAGGCAACCCTAAAATGGAGTGGAAACCTGGGGGTCGAAGAGCAAACCTAAAGCGCGCAGGCTACTCCACAGCCAACCTTTCTGATGCTCCTGGCGACACCTGGTCTAAAGACACAAAAATGGGACGATTCGGCACCGGTGTTAGAAACGCTCGCAGTAAATATTTTAGAGAACCACGCACTTCTGCTAGATATCAAAAACTTTTTGGTGATGGCAAGAACTTTAAAGGAAAACTCAATGGTGTTGGTGCTGGAATGGCATCAACGATGGGTCTTGGTTTGGCTTCACAATTCGCACCCAAAGAAATGCAAGGAGCATTGGCTTTAGGTTCAAGCCTCTCAGCAATTAACCCAATGCTTGGTATGGGTGTTGGTCTTGTTGGCGCTGGAATGCAAGCCAACAATCCTCTTGCGGGTGCGGCCATGGGTGCTGCTGGTGGTGCTGCATTGGGAGCAAAATTTGGTCCGTGGGGTGCTGCTATTGGTGGGCTTGGTGGTGCACTTGTTGGTGGCATTGGCTCATGGTGGAACAAAAACAAGAGGAAGAAACAAGAAGCCGCAAAAGTTGGTAAAGATATAGTCAAGCAGGCAACTGATGCCATGTTTGATGGAATGCGCGACACTCTACAAAATATTGGTACTATTGGTTTGACTTCGGAAAACATTAAGAAAACTATTGCGAATGCTTCACAACCAATTATTGATTTGCAGACCGCTGCTAAAGATGCGCTTAATTACATTGATAAAAATGGTAAAGATGCTTTTAAGGGTGAACTTCAACGTCAGTTCGATACAAAATCAGGTCCATTTGCCCAATTCCTACCTGACCAGGCTGCAGTTGACCAAGCGACTGGAGATATTGATAAATTTCTTAACACGATTCTTAGTCAAAGCGAAAATAATCAGAAAGTTCAAGGTTATATTACTGACAAATATGCGTTGAAACTAAAACAACTCAGCAAGGCTATGGGCAAGAGTGAGGAAGATATTATTTCTTTGGCAAAAGAAACTAATACAAACCTTTTTGATGTTAAGCAAAGTTTTGCTGACACTATGGCTTCAATAACTAAGGGTTTGGCAGTTTCGCAAAAAGATATTAATAGTCTTTTTGGGGACCAGATGGGTGGCCTCATGGATAAATTAAGAATTGTTGGAGAGCAAGATAGGGCTCCCTCAATTCTGGATGAAATTGGTCGTTCGTTGTACGAAATGGGACAAGCGGGCCCTATTTCTGTTGGTGATGCTACAGACAAAATAAATGAGATGTTTAGTGCTTTTTCGCAGTTCTATGGCGGCAACAATCAGCAAGCATTCATGTCAATGATGGAGCAACTTGGCCCTAATGGTTTGGCATTCCAGCAAGAAAACGGTTATTTCTCTGACCCTAATGTCCAGGCTATATTTACGAGTGGACCAATTGCTGAAATATTAAAACAAGCGGCTGCAGACAATTTAGTTACAACTGGTCAGGTTGGCATGGAGCAGGTTACTGCCGCCATGTCAAAATTGAAATCTGGTGGCATGGAGGGTTTTGGTGCCGTATTTGAATCTTTGCCTCAAATGTTTTCACAGTTGGCGCAAATTGACCCAGCGAAATATGATAACTTGCAAAAATTCTTAGACCCTATGCAACAGTCTGATTTACGTAAAGGTAAGGGCCTTGACGAGTTATCTGGTCAGGAAATACTTAATGTTATAAGTGACCAGATGGGACCTTTATTAACAGGAGAACTTACATTCAAAAAAATGGACGACTCTGTTGCTAATGTACAAACTGATTTAGAAAAATTGGGCATTAAGGCTGGTGAAGTTGCGACTGCATTTGATGCTGTTGTCAGTATACTTAACGAAATTGCCGGAGTAACCCCTGAAACAGATAAAACAAAATCGGATACAAGAACTCCTCGTGGCGATACTTCCTCATCACGTTTCAACGCCACATTCATGAAACATCAAGCATTGTCCTCTATGGTGACTGGCAAGCGTCAAATAACTTCTGGTGTACGTAATTTCAATTTAGGTTCCACTAACTCTGACCATGTGACTGGTGGGGCCTTGGACCTTGTTGGTCAGAACCTTGGACAGTATAAGTCTGCTGTTGAAGCCAATGGTGGGTTCGCTGAATTCCATGGTGTTAATGGCGCTCGCCATCTTCATGTTGTTCCTAATGCTCGTGCTACTGGCGATACATCTAGTGCTGTTTCTGTTGGTTCTGCCGGACAGGACGGTACTACGACTGCAGGGTCTACTAATAATTATTCAATTAATATTAATGGCTATAATAAGAATCCTCAACAGTTGGCTGCTGAAGTTCTTTCTCTCATCAAGGCTAACGAGCGCAGTATTACGGAGCGAAGGTAATGACTGCATGGCCGAAAAAAAATAATTCAGACGGTAGTCGTTATAAGGTTCCTTCACAGGGAGCGATAGGCTCATATTTGAATACTCCAGGTTATGGTCAACTTATCCGCCTAAAAGCCTCTGGTCTTGTAAAAAATGATGACTACCATCTAGGGGATACTATTACTAACACATTTACGGCATTTTATGTTGTTGAAATTTGGGTAGATGCAAGCAAGAAAAGTGAACCATTAGAGCGTTACGCTAAAGGTAAATATATTTATTGGCATCCCGAATACTATTGGGGCGCTTATTTATCCGAATACGATATTGCTTTATCCGATAGTCCAATGAACCAAATAGTATCGCCCGATACTATGGAAAGTAAAAATCTTGTTGCTTCTGGGGTTATTAGTGCTGGACCATCTCCGGCCTTCAATGCAGGTACTTATCAGAACCCAATTCCTACCTTAACCTCACCAGGCACCTCTTTCGGTTCATTAGAAGATAGAAGGAATCTTGCTGGAAGGGTCGTTGTTGACGCTTATGGGGTCCATCTTTCAGCACCATTAGGGAAAACGCCAGACGAGACTATTAAAAATATTAAAACTGCTCTTCGTCCATTATTGTTGAAAACAGGCTACAGTTATAAAGATGTTGAAGATTTATTGAAACGTTACAAGTACAGTAGTGCCGTTGCTGGCAATGCATCAAACTCCAATCCTGCAGTCACTGGAGGCGGTGGAGGCGGTGGAGGCGGCGG